TACGCTCACGGCACACAGCTTGAGCCGTGGTTAGAGAGGCAGAAAGAAAAGCTCTTGTGGGGAACAAAGACCTACGCAGGCTTAGAGCATTGGGAGCAAGTTAAAGAGGTTTGTCGGGACAAAATAGACGAAACTATATTGGAAAAGCTGAACAATGTTCTACACAAGCGAGCCGGATTAAATGATCCAAAAATTGGCTGGAAAACAGTAGAGAAAATATGTGTTAAGTTAGACACAACTGCCCCGCATAAACATTTGATTAGCCTTATAAAAGATAGAAACAAGAGGATACAGGAGAATAAAATGGAAAAAGCTAAGAAGAAAAAGAAAGGATGCGGACGCTGCCCCAACGTACCAGAAGGTCAAGGCTGCGCTCCTGCCTCTGAAAAGGTAGACCATCCCCCTCACTACAATGCTTCAAAGCTTGAAGTGATAGACGCAATTGAAGCGTGGGATCTGAATTTCAATTGTGGGAATGTCATAAAGTATGTCGTCCGCCACAAGCATAAAGGAAGTCCCGTTGAGGATATCGAGAAGGCAGTTTGGTATCTTAGTCGATACCTGGTGCAACTAAAGGAGGAAGCACGCCATGCAAGTACAAAGCCCTAAAGATTGGTCTTATGATGAGAAGCTAAAAGAAACACTATCATATGATGATGTGTTACTACTACCACAATACAGCGAAGTAATGAGCCGCAAGCATATTGACTTGACATCAGAGCTAGACGATGTACTAAAGTTAGCACTGCCTGTCATCTCCAGCCCTATGGATACGATTAGTGAATCCGAGATGGCTTTGGCAATGGACAAAGCTGGTGGACTTTCTGTATTACATCGCTATAATACAATTGATGAACAGTTGAGAATGGTGCGAAAAGTATTCAAAGCAAATCCCGATGCCAAACTCGCTGCTGCTATTGGAGTCACTGGTGATTACTATGAAAGGGCGATGGCTATGTGTGAAGCAGGAGTACAAGTTTTATGCTTGGACGTTGCCCACGGACATCATGCCTTGGTTAAGAAATCCTTGACAGAATTAAAGAATACTTTTGCTAGCTCTGTCCATATTATGGCTGGTAACGTGGCGACACTTGAAGCCTTCGATGCCCTATCTGAATGGGGAGCCGACAGCATCCGAGTTGGAATTGGCGGAGGTTCAATCTGTAGCACGAGACTAGTTACTGGTCACGGGGTGCCTACTTTACAGAGCGTCCTCGATTGTGCAAGAACAAAATATGATACAAAAATTATTGCTGATGGCGGTATTAAGACAACAGGTGATATGGTAAAAGCGTTCGCAGCCGGTGCTGACTTTGTAATGGCAGGCTCTCTTTTAGCAGGCACTAGGGAAACACCAGGAGATGTCCTTAAAACAAACGACGGAATTAAATACAAAGTCTACAGAGGCATGGCTTCGCGAAACGCGCAAAAAGATTATCGTGGAAGATCCTCAACTCCAGAAGGAATTTCTACTACAGTCCCTTACAAGGGCGGTGTCGAGCAAATCCTTCAAGATTTTCACGGTGGGATTGCTAGTGGGCTATCTTATACAGGCGTTACTACCTTAAAAGAGTTCCAACAAAAGAGTAAATTTATTAAGCAAAGTACTGCTGGACGTACAGAAAGCAGCACTCACATTCTAGGAAGGAACAAGTGAGGCTACTACCTATAACATCCTTGGCTCTGCTTCTGACTTGCACAGAGCCTATCATATACGAATGTGACGGCTGGGAAAAACGCGAGTGCCTGTGCCCTAGTGGAGAAAGGGGCATTCAAAGATGCTCCCGTGGACAACCCTTTGGCGATCCAGTCAATGCACGCACTTGGCAGTTTTGCAGTTGCTGCTTCGACACCAAAGAAGATCAGCATGGCATCTACCGTTATAGCGTTGATCCCGAATCTGGATGCTGGGAGGCTGATTACGATCCTGCTGAAGCAGATGCAAGAGGAGAAGAATGAAAGACCCAACAATCCCAACCCCAGCCGACCGTAAGAAGTTTATGTTCTATGATACGGGCAAACGACAAACCGACTTGAAAGTTCGTTTAAGGACTGATAATTTAAACCAATCAATGTTCTTTCGGATGATGATGTCGGGCTACCTTGAAAGAGATGAAAACTTGATTATGTTTATAGAGAAATTTAAACGAGATAATCAACTAGAAGGCAGGTCACATTCAAAGAAGATATTTAAGGGAGTCGAAAAGGCTCAAGAGACAAAGAACAAGTTCGGATTAGACGATACTGATATTGAGAATTTTTTTGACATAATGGAAGAGGAGCATCCAAATTTATGAAATGTATTAAAGAGTGTAGGCAGAAGTGTAAAGCCTGCAAGGTTCAAGAATGTAGAATGTGGATAGATTATCCAGCAGATTTAAATTGTACCTATGAGACAATCAATAAGAATAACAACCTTTCACTGCGCGAAGTAGCCAAACGTCTGGACATTAGTTTCGTCCGCGTAAAGCAATTAGAGGACAAAGCGCTTGGCAAATTAATGAAAGCACTCAAAAAGGAAACCTCTTTGAATGAAGAGTATCTGCGAGAGCTTCTTATTTGTGAATAAAAAACAGCTTGTTAACGAATTAGTGAACTATATATTGTGAAAGATAAAAAATCTTTTACTACTACTTTTAACAAATATCGCAAGGAGATTACCCAATGAAAAAGCAAATGCTTAATGAAGGCGAAATTCGCAAGATGATGAAATTTGCAAACATCAAGAACCTTACTGAAAACTTTTTAGAGACAAAGCTCGACGAAGAGGCAGTAACAGAAGAAGACACTCTCGAAGAGGGAGAAGACGAAGAAGAAACCTTGGAAGAGGAAGCTGCAACTGAAGAAGAGACTCTTGAAGAAGAGGCTCATGAAGAAGAGTTAGAGTTGGACGCCGACCCTATGGGTGAAGAGCCTCCAATGGATGACGAGCTTCCAATGGGTGATGAGCCCGCTGCTGCTGCCCCTGCTGGAAACGAAGAGATTGCCAAGCAACTCGCAGCCGGTATCGCAGACCTTCTTAGTCAAGTTCTTGATGTTGACGTCGAGTCTACTGACGATGGTATGGCTGATGAGCCTGCTCTCGAAGAACCCGCTCTCGACGAACCCGCTCCCGAGGCTCCTCCTGAAGAAGAGCCCGTAATGGAAATGGGTCACCCCGAAGAGGAAGAAGAACTCCCCAGGGAAGGTGATATGTACCAAGAAGATCTCGTTAATGAGATTACTCGCCGCGTAGCCAAGCGTCTTCTTGACATTAATAAGAAGTAGAGTAAGAGAAGAGTTAAAAAAAGCCCGTTACTTCTTGTAACGGGCTTTTTTATTGCTATAATATAGTTACTAATACAAGGAGATACCGTGGATACTGAACTTATTATGGCTGCACTCTGGTTTGCTCTAGGTGCCATGTCTTACAAACTAGTTGCATACCTTATGAATTATGGACGGTCTGCTCTAATGATACAGCATACTGTTTTTGGTTTACTGTTGATGCTTAAATATTACGATAAAGTGTTCCAAGCTGAAAAAGATAAGATAGTACAGAAAGTAAAAGAAGACGCCCCAGAAGCCACGGCGACTCACAAATTACTAGATTTAACCCTAGAAGCATGGAGATTTCAAAGCATTCGGTCAATTAAAAACTATTTACCAAAGAAGCTTCAACCTCTTGTCAGCTTTAAGAGTTGGGACGAGGCAATGAGGTATCTAAACAAAACCGAAAAAGGATTAAAAAAATGAACCACCTCGCACTTGGACCCAAAAAGAAGAGAAAGCTAAAAGAGGAAGATCCCGCCGATCAAGAATCACCACCTGAAGAGAAGGAAGAGAACTACCTCGATCCACTAAAGTTACTACCAGCTTTATTTGGCGGCGAACCTACGAAGAAGGAAGAGCTAAGGCTTACAGGCATCTACGGAACTATTAACGAAGAAAGATGCTTGGAGGCGATTTACTCACTCCATATTCTTTTTCTCTCTGGCAAGCACCTCATCAGTACAGATCCAAAAGACCCAGACTCTCCAATGATTGACGCCTATGATCCTATCGACTTCATGGTTTCTTCTTATGGCGGCTCCGCAGCAGAAATGTTCGGGGTTTATGATACTATACGGGAAATGAAAAAGAAGTGCGAGATTAGAACGATTGGGCTTGGCAAGGTTATGTCTGCTGGTGTATTACTTCTGGCTTGTGGAACAAAGGGAACACGTAAGATTGGTGCTAACTGTCGAGTGATGATCCACGGCGTTATCTCTGGGCAGCACGGAAGCCTCCACGATGTAGAAAACGAGTTCGAAGAAGCTAAACAAACGCAAGCTGCCTATGTAAAGGCACTAGCTGAAAACTCTAATATGAAACCATCTTACATAAAGAAGCTAATTCAGCGTAAAACTAACGTTTACTTAAATGCTCAAGAAGCAGTTGAGTTAGGGATTGCAGATATCATTATCTAAAAGTTATGTGTATGAATTGGTTAAAAATACGATACAGCAAGGATATAAAATACAATAAAAGATCAGCCAAGAAGCTGGGTTGGGCACCGTTTTGGTTCCGATCCCACGATTTTGATGGTTTCTTAATTGAAAACATAAAAGCTTTCCAGAGAGATCATGGTCTCGTATCCGATGGACTTTGTGGACCAGCGACATACCGGCTAGCTTATACCGAACTGGAGTCTCGGGTTGGTAACCCCCCATTAGATGAAGAGCCTTCTAACTTCATCCTATGCGATTCCCGCAAGGTAAGCATCGATTGGGATAAAGTGAGGATTGATCCTATCAAGGATGGTTGTTATAAGAGTATAACTTCTACTAGGAAGCCAACGATGGTGGTCACCCATTGGGATGCCACCCTGTCAGCAAATTCTTGTAAGAATGTATTAGAGAAAAAAGGCATCTCGACCCATTTTGTGATCGACAACGACGGTACGATTGTACANCTTCTTGACACTAACCATATTGGTTGGCATGCAGGCATCCGCGCTGTCAACAACGCATCGATTGGAATTGACTTTAGCAATGCTGTTTACGAAAAGTATAATAAGACATAC